CTAACTCCAATTCGCTCTGATTTCCGCCGCCCGGGCATAAGCCTCAAGCTCATGGGGCCGACTTGTCTTTCCAGTCTTCTCGTCGTAAGGAAGAAAAGTTTTCCAGAACCACATCTTTAGCCGCCACCAGAACCCGCGCATGCTTTGTTCGATATGCGTCAACTCGTGAGCCAATAGCTCCGCCTTCGCAGGGTGGGATAGGTCGAGCAGGCCGTCGACCAAGTGGAAATCGGCGCGGTCTAGGCGGATAGTATCTCTCGGCCGCCAGATGCTTCCCGGGGCCCGGCCGCCGACTCCGCCCGGTCCGTCATCGTCTCGGAGTTCGATGGCTATTTGGGCCAGGTCCAGGGCGGGGAAGACTCTCTGAAATTGGTCTCGGTCTGAGGGCTTAAGGAGGGTGGAGAGGATCATCTCAGACCCTCGCGTATCATCTGCTCAATCGTCTTTCCAGAGGCCAGGCCGGGGATTGTGTGGTCCGGTATCACCGATTCAAGCCAGGAAGTTTCGTCGGCGTCTAACGCATCGAACAGGGGCCGAGGGTCGCCGTTGCGGACATAGAAGTCCATGGCGGCCCCCACTGGACCAGAGAGCCAGGCCGAAGCCATCATCCTGGACTCCAGTAAGGCTACGTCCCCTTCGGTCTCCTCGGTCTCGCCCACAGCGATAAGGGCCTTGGGAACCCATAGCTTGTAATTTCGATGGATTGTAGCCCGGCAAGCCTCCATATAGTCGATCCAAGCCTGGCTCTCGGTGAGTAGCGTCTTGGGGTCTTTCTTCGCGCCGAGATATTCAGAGCCATCGTTTCGATACCACACGACCTGCTCGGTGATTCGAAGGGCTGATTTCCCCGAAACCGTCGCGCCTTCGTGAGTGAAGGCCAAACCGAAGACTGGCTCCCCGTCCTGATTAAAGTAGACCTTCCGAGACTTGAATCCCCGGTGGTTGTGATCGCATTGGATGTCATAGGCCAAGCTCAGTATCGACCAGTGGAAGTCCTCGGGTGGAAGGGTGGCTAATTTTAGAGGAGCTTGTTCGTAGGCAAAGACTCGCAGGTGCTTGTCGTCGCTTGATTCGTACTCGGTAGCCAACCTTCCAGCCGCATCCACAAGGTTAGCCCCTCGGCTCTCGGCCTCGGCGATCTGCTGTTCTGTGGGATCTTTGCCGGGTAGCGCTCCGACCATAACCTGCAACGGGTAAGGGGGGCAGGCTATTAACTGCACACAGCAGTCTAAATCCAGGTATTTGTACTCAAACAAAGTTGGTTGCATTATGCCTCCGGTTGAAGAATTTCGAAGTCTTGAGCCCTGAACAGATAACCGGACCCGCTAGACGCTTCGATTCTGAATGAAAGCTGCTTGGTATCGGTTGCTGCTATTGTTCCCAGATTGACATCAATAACCGTATTTGAACCCGTGCTCCCGGTCCGAGCGTCAAACTCAGCCAGTTTGTCAGTCCCCCAATAGACCGAAATTATGCCACCAGTTCCGGCCGTAGTGTGCATTATTCTCAAAATGGCGGGGCCTGCTGTTAGAACAACGTTTTCAAAGTTCAGGCGGTCGTTGATAGCGGCGGAGACATTATACCAGTAGCCGCCCATTATATAATTGGTTACAGTGATCCATTGCCAACTACCAACCACGCTATCGGGTAGCCAGGGAGCCAGGCGTTGGCGTCGATAGGAAGTTCCATCTGCCCCATCTGCTCCGTCGCTACCGTCCGCCCCCGCAGGGCCAACAAGACTCGCAAGCCAGGCCGCTTCATCCCCAACGAATCCTTCATTGACAGCCACTTCGTAGGCGGAGTCTCCGTCCGCCCCGTCGTTTCCAGGGTCTCCCTGGTCGCCCTTGAGACTAGCAAGCCAGGCCGCTTCATCCCCGACGAATCCTTCACTAACCGCGACCTGGTAAGCAGAATCTCCGTCTGCGCCATCCGCTCCGTCGCTCCCGTCGGCACCCGCGGGGCCCACGAGACTAGCCAGCCAAGCAGCTTCATCCCCGACAAAACCTTCGTTCACCGCTACCTGATAGGCAGAATCGCCGTCCGAACCATCGGCCCCATCTGCTCCGTCGCTACCGTCCGCCCCCGCAGGGCCAACCAGACTAGCAAGCCAGGACGCTTCATCACCAACAAAACCCTCCGCCACGGCGACCTCATAAGCAGACAGGCCATCCGCCCCATCCGTTCCGTTGGTCCCATCGGCACCATCGTTGCCAGGATTCCCCTGGTCGCCTTTAAGACTTGCCAGCCAGGCAGTCTCATCTCCAGCAAAGCCTTCAACGAGGGCGACTTCATAGGCAGACAGTCCTTCGTCTCCATCCGCTCCGTCCACCCCCGGAGGCCCCTGATAGTAGTCCGCAAACTTTACAACTTTGATATCACTCATGAGAAAGGCTCCCTGTTCTGCAAGACCCTCAGACGGGGGAATGCTATGGTTTCTCGCTCCGGCCAGAAGAGGCAAACCTCTCCGTAGTGGTAGCCGGCCAAAGCGTCTAGGACGAAAGGATCGAAAGCTAGCCAATCCGTGAAACCGACACTATCCCGGTCTTCCAGGGTCAGGCCATCACCCAACGAGAACGACAAGCTGACATCGCCTGCGGGATGTTGATACCGAAACGTGGCCCGGGCATCGGTAATTCCGCTCAGGTCGACCGGGTTGCCGTCACCGTCTTCGACCTTGAGAGCCCACTCTCGAACCGTGTTGCCACGAACCCGGTCGTTCAGTTCGTAAGTGAGACAGTATTCACTCACCTAGAGTCGCTCCAGATAGAGATAGGAGAAGGCAGCGTTTCCAGAAGCCTTGTCCAGGGCCACCGTAGCCAGGACCGCCGTTTCAATCGAGAAAGTTTTTTGAACCTTCCCGTGATCGTCGGCATCCCCGTCGGTCTCGAAGGTGGCCACGGTGGCCAGGCCGCTGCCGGTATCCAACTGAAGAAGAACGTTGGCCCCACCGGTTTGAATTTTACAGTTCAGGGTTGCCCGGTAGCTGCCGGGCGCCAGAGCGACCTTCTGCCATGCGATATCATCATCACTAGACCCTGAATAGACCCAGTTCTGAACAGTCGTGTCCGCTGCTCCGGTCCATCCGTTGTTCACATCGGCAAACCAGGGTAGGAGGATAATCTCGGCCTGAGCATGGTCTTCCGTCAAGAACTGCTGATTCGGGGTAACGGGAACAACCTGAATCCAAGCAACCTGTTTTTTATAGCCGGTCGAACTTGCGTGTTTGCTGGTCGCGGTAACCCTGATCTTGATTCGCTGCTGAGACGTGATCGTAAACGTTCCGGGAACCGCGAACTTCACCGGCAAAGTGTCGGGGTCGTCGTAGGTATCGACCGTGCCAACGGCCGTCCCGTTGACCGCCACCGAAAGAATCCCGTGGTCATCTCCGGTCCCGAGCATCGCTTCAATCGAATAGGTCCCGGGCTCCCGGGTCACCTCGTACTCGATATATTCGCCGATCCCGGTCTGCTGAACGATTTCACCGCCATCGCCCGCCGGCGTCACCACCGTGACACTTCCCGAAGTCCGGGCGTACTGGGTTGCCGGAATCTGAGCGGGGTTGCTGCCGAGCCTCGGCAAGATGTTCGTCAAGGTGGTCAGAGCAGCGTTTTGAGAAGTCAGCTCGAGCGAACTCAGTTGAACGATGTCGTCCGTAGAAGAAGCGTGATTCTCGACGATAGTCAGCCGGATGGTGTGCTCCTTCGTCTCAAACACCGAGAACGCGAACTCGATCAGAACGTTGCCCGAACCAGGGTCGTCGTAGAGGTCAATCTCCCCAACCTCGACACCCTCGACGGTCACAGACATCTTCCCGCGGTCGTCGCCGGTGGCCGCCCGGAGCCGGAGCATCGCCGTACCTTCACCCAGGGGCCTGGTCCATTCCAGATAATCCCCCTCGGTACTACCCTCGACGGCGTGTTGGGTCAGCAGACCGGCATCTTCGACCCTGTCGGTGAATCCGTCGGAGTCGTCGGGCATCCAGAGCGGGAGAAACTGCCGGGTGGGGGCGTAGGCCAGAGAATCCCCGATCACGATCCCGGTCTCTCGAGCCTCGATTTCCAGATAGGAAGGAACCGGGTGAGGATAGACCGCCGTTTTGCCCTTCGCGGTGAATTCGATCTCGGCGTACCCTTTCGCCACGTTCTTGATGGTGAGAGAGGTCACCCGAACCTTCGTGAAGGTGTGCAGAAGAGCCGCTCCGCCCTCACCGGTGTAGGCGTGGTACTGCCTCAGCCTCATATAGGGAGGGCGAACCGGACGGAAATGGGTCTTCAGGATTTGGTCGGGGGTCGTCCCGATCTCTTCCAGGGTGGTCCCCAGCATCGCCGCCAGGGTTTCCATTTCTATCTGGCCGTGCTTACAGGTCGCCATGACCCCGTAATATCGGGCATAGACGTCCTTTTTGGTCTCGTCACCAAACAGTTCGTCTTCGTCGACGTCCAATTCGTAGTCGAGACCCTGCATGGCGTGAATCCGTAGAGTCGGGCCGAGCTCTACCCGGGAAGCGCTGTCTTCGACATAGATATTCACCGCGCCGTAGTCTGTACCACGCGGGCTGCTCACATTGATATTCATGGGGTCTCCTTGTTAGGTGATAAAGCAGGCAAGGCTGCGATCGATTTTTTTAAGGTGGTGTCGGAGTGATCTGGAATCGAGTCTGGGAGGCTTGGCGGGCGTACTCGGCATTAGCCTGGGTACGTTCCAAGGAATCTTGCAGTCGGGCGAGGGTCTGATCGTCAGAGCCCAGATACAACATGCACTCGATCATGTTGTCGGAAATTTTGTAACGAATGCGGACCAGCTGGTACTCCTCAGAGGTCCCATCCGGAAGCAGAATCCGGAACCACTTGCCGGGCTCCCACCGTCTCCCGTCGTAGAGAACCTTTTGGGCGGGATTGTTTGGCTTCGGGTCTTTGTTGGCCGCCAACTCCGTCTGAGCGTATTTTTGGGCGTCGTTCTGATGGAGAGCGTTCGGGGCCGTGACAACCTTGGCTCTCAGGCCATAATTAGAGATCGAAGTCGCGTCTTGCTCAATCTGACCGGTGAAATTGGTCTTATAGAAATCGCTGGCCGAGTTCTCGTTGATCCCGCCCATCTTGACGATGCAGTAATTAAAGACCTCAGAGGAATCCGTCTCGGGCTTCCACTCCATGATTTCTCGACCCACGACCAGAACGCGATCGGCCGTGATACTCGTATCTGTGAAGCCGGTAAACGTCAGGTCTCGATCGTGATCCACACCGATGACCCAGTTGCTGCCGGCGATTCTCTCAAAAGCCCTCACGACCTCATCAGTCTGAGTCATAATGAAGAGCAGATAGGCAAGGGGCGTACTATTAAACGTCACCTTACTGGCGTTATAGTTGAGCGTCGACTGTCCCGAGTCAAAGTCTTGCAGAAACTCTTTCAGCCTCGTATCAAGCAAGGTGCTGTCGAACTCTTTCAGGTAAACCTGGCTGCCGAGATACGTCGGGAAACCCAGGGCTCGGAAGTTCCAAACGTTGTCGCTCTGGTAGTTCCCGGGAACCAGGGTGACGAACCCCGACCAGTACGGCTCTGTCTGGTTCCAAAGATAGATCTTGAGAAACTGAAAATGATAGATCTCAAAGTCTGGGAGATACGACAGATCGAACTGAAGCTGCCCTGACCCACGCATCGTCACGTCAAATTCGGCCTCACTCATAGGGGAGAAGCCGGCGTTTGAGGTGATGATTCCCTCTAAGTTGTCTGACTGGTCGAAAAACTTGAGAGTGTAAGCGGGACGATTAGGCTGAGCCACGACTTAAAGCCATCTCTCTCGCCATTGAAACGTTATATCAAACTCAAGCCCACCAACCCCGGCCGCAAAAACCAGAGCGTTCGCTCCCGGGAGAAGCCGGATAAACTGTCCAGAGAAATGCTGAATACCCTGCCCGCCGCTACCTCCGACTGTACCCGCCTCGCAGTGCACGATGACGGTATTCCCGGACGTTACGTCATTCCCATAGGTGAAATTAGCATCGCTGTCCGTCCCGTTGGTCAGCGACCAATCAGCCTCGATGGTACTTCCTGCGGCCACAAAACTGATCCAGGGGTAGATTGGCCACGTCGCAAGGTCCTCATCCACGGTGACGGTGAACCCGTTATACTCGTCCCCAAAGTCGGTCGGGTCGGTCGTGATGACGGCCTCTTGCCGCTCCCACCGGTACCAGAATGGATCGCCGGCTTCCCAAGTAACTTTGACGAAGGCAAACGTTCGTCCGCTCTTTTGCCGGTATATCCAAGAGAAATCTTTAAGAGCTGACAGGTTGATATACTTCTCGTCATCCAGCCCGAGCTTCAGGTGAGGACGAATAGCCGCCCTCTTGAACTGCCTCTCCAGTTCTTCGAGGTCGGCCCGGGTATCCATGAAGACTTCGCCTTCAATTGTGATGGGCCGTCGTTCTAGCAAGCTTGTCGTCGGCAGAGCTCCCGGACGGAAAGCCGACTGAACGAACTTGTTGGAAAACTCGAAAGAATTGTCCCGATACGTGATCGTGTTCGGGACCGTGAAAACGGTGCTCACATTGATCCCGGTCGATTCGTCCCACGTCGCGTTATTGGTAAACGGCTTCGAGGTTGGCAGGGTCCCCGGCCAGATAGGGCTTCCGTAGGTCTGAAAAAGCTTAATCAACGGTTACCCTCCTCTCGAATAGGCCAAGTTCATCCAGGCCAACTTTCGGGTCATCGTGTTGACATCGGTGTCACCGTTCACGGTCACGTTTCCGATGGAAACCGATGTCGAATTGCTAGTGCTTCGGCCACCGCTTCCGCGCAGTTGGTTCACGAGGTTCCGAGGGAGAACGGCTTCCCCGGTCTGCAACTTGGCAACGATCTCGTCAGGGCGAAGGGCTCCTCCGGAGAACACTCCTCCAGGGGTGACCATCCCGCCGGAATGAAAGGTGGCCAGGCCGCCGGGGGTGATGACTCCGCCGGTGTGGGCCGTGATGAGTCCGTTATCTCCCGGTAAACCAACAATTCCGCCGCCGTGGAAGAATCCTAATCCGCCAGAAAGGCTGCCCATAATGGCTTTCAGAATCGTGGCTTTGACAATCGCCTTGGCGATATAGGTGATGATGGTATTGAGGAGACTCTTCCAAAGGCTCCGGAGCGATTCCGAGAACGACTTTTGCCCAGAGAGCGTTTGGACCAGAAAATTCTCGAATGTCGCCCCAAACTGCTGGACCATGTTCTGCTCATCGGCGATGCGCTCTTGATTGTGGGCTTTCCGAAGGTTGTGCAGTTGGAGTTCGAGGTTTCTCTTCTGCTGAATTGTCAGGTTCTCCTGAGCCAGCATTTGCTGAAGGTGAATAACCTTCTGCTCATAGGTGAGCTGGTCCATGGCCACCTGGTGTTCATACTCGGCCATCCGCTGATCGTATTTCTGTTGATGAAACTCGGCCTGTCGAGCTTTCTCCTCTTCGAGGATTGTTCCAATCGCTTCGGATTGCTGGGTAGCCGTATCGATGGCCACCAGAGCCCCGTCGATCAGGTTCTGTTTCATTCCGTCAAAGGCGACCTGTTGAGCGGCATCCAGTTCAGAGATCCTAACCTTGTAGCTAAGGAGGGCTTCCCCAAACATATCCTCAGAGATCAGACCTTCTTGATAGGCCTTTTGCTGTTCAGCGAAAGATTGCCAGGCTGCTGCTCGTTGTTGGTTGTATTCAGATTCGGCAGCCAAGAGATACTCTTGATGAGCCTTCTCTGCCTCCGCTTTTGCTTCCAGGTGCTCTTGATGCTTCTTCTGCTCTTCCTCGTATCGCTTGGCGGCCATGTCTGCGGCCGCAGATGCCCCCTTGACGTAGAGAACGGCATCCTTCCCGTCTGTACCCTTGAACTGCTGCTGAACCCCGGTCGTAGCGTGGGCGTGAGGGCCGCTCCCGCCCGTAACATTAAGAACGCCCTGACGCAGTTCGTCGATGATAGCTGCGAATCCAGTACCAGAGAAAATCTGCTGTAGAACGCTGGCCATATTCGCATCATTGATGCCAGACCCGTAGGCGTAGAGATCTACGGCCTCGCCAGAACCATGGTGACCCCCTCCGCCTCGCTTCGTCGACGTGACGAGAAGTTCAACGCCCTCCTTCATGGCGTTCTTGATGCCCTCGTGAAGCGCTCGAACGGTCTTATCGTCTAGCCCTCCAAGGCCAGACAAGTTGGAGCCTTCCTTGGCGAACTCTCTAATAAAAGCCAAGGCCTCGGCTCGGTCAAACTGCCCCTTCTTGACTGCTGCGCTTCCACCGGAACCGCCACCATCTCCGCCACCCGGTCCAGAGCCACCGCCACCACCAAGGCTAAAGAGCCCGGTCAGCCGACCCAGGGCCCGACCAGGGGCACTGTTCCGCAGAGCATCGCCGACGCCCGAAAGACCCTCTTCGATTTGATTCCCAAGAGACTGCAGAGGAGCAAACGCCTGTTCCACCTCGGACTTAAACGACTTTCCGAAGTCCTGAGTATGCTTCAGAATCGTCTGATAAGCGGTCTTGAACTGTCGGTCGGCCGCTTCGCCAAACACATTCCCTTGATCAACCGCGAACCCGAGAGCCTCCGCAAAGGCGTTCTTAAAGTCGACCAGGGACTGTCTCGCCCCATCAGCCAAACGCTGAGCTAGGTTCCGGCCTGCGTTGTAAAGCTCCCCGCCGGCAGAGACCACCAGTTCTCCGATTTCGCGCAGGATGCCGGCGAACATCTCCACCAGGGCAGAGAGAATCTCTTCGGTACCGTCTTTGAGTTTATCGAGAGCGGTCTTCCAGTCTCCATTGAGAAGGGCCGCCCCGACATCCAGGGCCGTGCGAATCGCCGCCAGCTGCACGGTGATGATCCCCTTGACCGCCTCCCAAGCAATTTCGACCACGCCCGAGATCAGTTCCCATGATACGGACCAAAGATCAACGATCAGGGCACCCTGAGCAGCGATGAAGTCAGCCAAGCCGCTGAGAGCCGCCCGAACGAAAGGTCCAATCGCTCCCCAGACCTGCTCAGTAATGGCCTGAACTTCAGTCCACGCCTTTCCAAAGAACTCAGTGACCTCGATCATGGCCTCCGAGATATCCGAAGACCACTCAGCGACCTTGTCTTGGATTCCGCCCAAATTCTTGTTCCAGGCGACGGCCATGGCGGCCACCGCCGCCACTACCGCAAGAATCGCAGGATTCAAAGCAGTGAAATACCCCGCCAGGGTTTTGAGGGCACCACCGAAACCCGTGATCCCGATGGCCCCGAGGGCCGTCTTCATCCCGGCCAAATAGACCACTACCCCGCTGAGCATTCCGACCAGTCCGGACAAAGCAGCAGCCGCAGCCACAAGTTGACCGATCCACTCTTTCTGCTCGGTGGTCAGAGCGGCCAGGGCGTTCGCCCAACCGGCCAGGGTATCCACAAAGCTCTTGATGGTCGGCAAGAACGCGCCAGAGATTTGAATCACGAGAGACTCTACAACCCCCGCGAGTCGCCGCATCTGGAAATTTAGGGAGCGGCTCTGCTGGTCCAACGCCGCCAGTTTTGAACCGTCGGCATTCTGCATCTGATTGAGAAAATCCAGAGCCTTTTTGCCACCATCATTGGACAAGATGCCGAGAGCGGCGTTCAGGCCACGCACATCCCCAAGGAGAGTGCTCATCTGCGCCGTATCTCCGCCGGTCGCTGCTTCCATCTCCTGGAGAAGCCGAATTAAACCCTTTTGCTTCAGCGCGGTCTGACCATAAGAAAGCCCCAGTTCATCATAGAGAACCTTCGCCTCTTTAGCGGGGTCAAGGATACCCTTGATTGCCCCGCGCAGAGCGACCACGTTTTCCTCCGCGCTCAACCCCTTGACTGAGAGCATGGAGATACCGGCATGGAGTTCTTCCATGGATACCCCTGCAGAGTTCGCGAATGTGGCTACTTTGCCGATATTGCTTGCAAGTTCGTCGAACTGGATTTTGCCAATATCCACCGTCTTGAACATTACGTCCATGACTGAGGCTGACTCATCCGCACTTCTCCCAAAGGCCGCCAGGGTAGTTGTCAAACCGTCCGCAGCGATAGCGGCCGTAGTCATTCCGGCGTCAGCGCCAGTGGCGGCTTCCTTGAGAATCTTGAGGCTATCCTGAGCGTCAAAACCAGCGCCAGCAATATCGGTCATAGCTGCAGCCATGGTTCGAGGGCTTTGAGCCGTCCCGATCTCTCGATTAAGATTAAGCACAGCTGCGGTGGTCTTCGCAAAGTCTCGCTCGCTCTGTTTGGCGATAGCGTTGACGTTGCGCATCTGCTCCTCGAAATCAGCAGCCACCTTGACCCCGGCGCCCATGGCCAGCGAGAGGCCGGCCGATAGGCGTCGGGAGGCTTGCCCAACGGACTTGACAAAGTTCGTGAAGGCCTTTTGCATCCTCTCGGACTGCTGCTGAACAGACCTGGACAAAGTTTTGACACTGTTGTCCACGGACTGCAGGGCGGGAGCTACGCCCTTCGTGACAGGGTACAGCTCGACAATTATCTTGCGATTAACGCTCAAGCTTCTTGTACTCCTCTTTCATGCGGTCATCGTTGGCCTTTTGCTGGCGAACGAGGGCGCAGAACTCCCAGAGCGGCATGGCCCAGAACTCAGACCGGGGTTGTCTCAAAACGACCAGGCCGAACCAAAGGCACGAATCCCAATCGATCTCAAAAACAATGGGCTGGCCGGGCAGCCGCTCTACTCGTTTCCCTCTTCAGATCCGGGAAGTTGACCGACCATGGAGTTGACCTCAGCCATGATCTCGTTGACCTGGTCCAGAGGTACTTTCTTGGACAGGGTGTAGGGCGTGAGCCCCATTTCACTAGCATCGTCGTAGACCAGGGCGAACAGAGCACACATCGTTTCGTGTTTCTCGTTCAGGGGTTGCCCTTCACGGGCGCCGACAATACTGGGGTCTTGCTGCATATCCCAATAAATGGCTTCCTGGTCAGCTAGCATCCCCATGGTCGCCTGAATACGCAGTTCTTTGCCGTCGACAGTGATCGTCTGGGTTCGCAGGCCCTTCTGAGCCTGCTTCCCCGGAGCACTGCTCCGAACCTCAAGATTCGGTGTTTTTTTCTTCGGTTTAGCAGACATTAGCTAGGAGCCGTTTCCAGCTTGCGAATGATGCCGTAGGCCAGCACACTCTCACCGCTCGGTAGGTTCACGGGAATCGCGGAGTTGAAGTTTCCGCTCAGTTCACCGTAAGACTTGGACTGAACCGACAATTTCGGAGACAGCAGACGCGCCTTAAAGATAATGATCTCGTAAGCTCCGCTGAGACCGGCATCCGCTCCACCCTGGTAAAGACACAAGAAGCGCCATTTCAGGTACGGGGGGAAGGTCGGCCCGATGGTGACTTTGCTCACCTGGCTCGGTGTCGTACCGGACTCGGAGAACGTGCCCCCGGTCATAATGCCGTAGGTCTCCAAGTTAACTTGGCCCGCGGTGAAGCCGCCCTTAATGCCAATAATCTTGGCATAGACGTCTTTCTTTTCTTCGTCCCCGAAGAGCTCGTCTTCGTCGACGTCGATTTCTAGTTCAAATCCTTGGATAGCGTCCACCTTATAGGGGCCGCCGGGGTTGGTGTATTCGTCGGTATCGGATACGGTGCTCACCTCGAGCAGGTCCGTACCCCTGAAAGTCATGACCTTGGGTAGTGCCATTTGTTAGGGTCTCCTTATCGTTTATACGAATCCCCGACCATGGCCAGGGTGAACGTTTGTTGGTCAACGTTTAGTGCGTCTAGGGGCATAGGCGAGATCGGGAAAATCTCGGTGGTGAAGCAGTGATGAAGAGCCATTCCGGTCTTGAACTGCTTGTAAAAAATCGAACAGGTTTCGGCGTTAGGGTCCGGCTTCCAGAGCCCCGGTGGAGGTCTCAGCGAGTCCTCTTGGATAAACTCTTCTGCGATGATCTCGATCATCTCGGTGGAGTCCGGACCGCTCGGGGTGTCAGTGTCGCTCCGAGTCAGCAAATGAACGTGGAACTCGTTGTGCCCCTGAACCGCTACGTCGTTCAGGATGGTCTCTTTTGGCTTCCATCCGCCGAACGCGATCACAACCTGGGGAAGAATGAGGTCTAGAACCTCGGGCTTAGGTTTGGTCGGAAACTTCCACTTCTCAAACCGCTCCACGGTCTTGACGCCCAAATAAGAAAGGGCCCCGCAGGACCCTAGAATTTCTTTTAGATATCGGTGGAGACTTTTGCTCTGCACCGTCGTGCCGAATGACCGGCGCTCTATGCTGCTCACAAGTCACCCGCAACATTCCCCGGGGTGATGCCGCGCAAGAACGCGACCTCCAACGCCCGAACGTATTCTTCTTGTCTCTCCATCAGAGCCGGCGACAGGGAAAGCCGCATCCGAACTTCCGGGGGTAGTCTGACCGCGTGTCTTCTACGCTGCTGCCCTCGGTCTTCGCGCTCACCCCACTCTTCAAGCCACGGGGTTTTGTCAAAGCGCATCTTCTCCGGAGCCAGTACCCCTCCACCGATCAAAGGCTGCTCCACCCAGAGGTGCTTCCGGATCAAATCCGCACCGTAGCCCGTCGCCTTCATCATCTTGATGACGATCGGGTCTCTCGCGTGACCCCACTGGCCACCCATCTGGACACCCATACCACCACCGGCCAGGCGCTTTTTATTGACCCGCGGGGGACGAGGATTGACCGCCGAACGGTGATCCTGGGCTGTTACGCCCCGACGGGCCTTCGCTCTCCTCTGGGTGCCTTTAACGACCGCGTCACCGGTCTCGTTCTGGACCTGCTTGACGGCCTTTTGAACCGCCTGAGCTTTCCGGGCCAGCATCCGGGAGAACTTGTCCGCCCCCTTGAGGGCCGCTTTCATCATTCTTTGCCACCGCACAGAATGGCAGTGAAGTAAGGTCGCCGGCGCCGGTAGATGTCCGACAGAATCTTTTTGATTTCGTAGGGCTCACCGTTGAAGGTGACCTTGTCGCCGTGCTCAATGACGTGACCCGAAATCGGGGGCCAGGATATCCTGAGCTTGGGCTGTTCCATCTCTAGAGAGAGATTCTCAATCTGCTCAGGCTCCAGCGGTTCAACCAGACACTTGAAAGCCTGCTCGGTGTCCAGTTCAGGGACCCGCTCCATGTCGACCACAGAAAAGCCACGGCCTTCATAGGTGCTGGTGTGTGGCCAACCTCTCACGAAAACCACCGCCGGCGATACTTGCGGATCAACATCTTGGCGGCCGACGGAATCAAATCGGCCCGGGAGTTAAACCCTGACGACCAACGCTGTTCCCAGCCTCCTACGGTCCGCTCCATGAGCAGGTCAAGCTCCCCGTCCCGCATAGGGACCGAAGCAATCTTAAAGGTCGTGAGAATCACCGCTTGCGCGATGTCGGGCGGGAGCTCGGCCACGCCTTCAGGGATGTCGACCTGATTTGGGCCCTTGTATCCGCCGGCGTAAACCACCGACACCGCACCGTAGGGCCACCCATTAAAACGGACCAGCTTGCCGGCCACGTCCCATTCAGGGGTTCTCCAAACCTTCTCGCCCTGGCTAGATATCGGAAGGTCGGCCGGGGTGACCGTGGCCACCTCCTGCGCCGCTCCGTTGACGTGAACCGATGTCACGTCGTGAACAGGGTAACGGCGAAGCCAGAGATTCTGTGTTCCCCAACTTTGCCGAACGCGACTGTTTGGGGTCACGTCGAGGTCAGGCATATCCGTCGCTTCCGCATAGAGAATCGGCCGCTTCAGGTACGCAACAACCTCAAACGAAGCGACCTCGATGAGGCTCTCTAAAGTAGCATCATCGAGGTCTGTCCCGCCTTGCTTCCGTAAGTCAGCAAGCGTGACGAGGGCATCTTCAGAAAGGGCCAAAGGTTAGCCCTTGTCCTTCTTGCCGCTCTTGTCGTCCTTCGTGCCACCGTCAGACTTTTTGTCTGCCTCTTTGGCAGAATCTTTATTGGCTTCTGCCTCTTGGGCATGGCGATTCTGGAACTTGGCCCGCTTATCCCGACCCGCCTGGGTCTGGTAGGTCTTCTTCTCGTCGAACTCTTCGATCAGACCAAGGGAGATGAGTTCCTTGAGGTGGGTCTCGTTCGTGACGCTGGGGTCGATAAGGGTACCAATCTGGACCATTCGTCCGGGCCCCGAACCGTAGGCGGACCGGAGTTTCTTTCCTCCGCCGAATTTTTTCAGTGCAATGTATTTTTTAGCCATTTCTTCTCTCTCCAGAGACGACTGAGGAGACCCCTAGAAAGGAATCTCCTCAGTCTCTCAATGGTCGTTTGGGGACTAGCTCGGAGCGTTGTCGAAGTTCAGTTCTCGAACAGCTTCCGGACGGTTTACACCGAAGCCGGCGCGTCGCGCGATAACCAGGGTGTAGACCCCTGCGGTGAACCGGTCACCGTGCGAGTCGGTCAATCGGAATCCGATTTTCTTTCTCGAACGATACTGGGAGGCTCTTCGCAGAGCTCCACTGATTCCGGAACCGGCAGAGAGAGCGGTCGTCTTCGAAGTAGGAACGCCCCAAAGGGCAAACTCCACGTCGCCAGAGCGGTGAGCCGCAGGGAAGAGATAGTTCCCGTTGTCGTCCTTCAGCTTCAGGATCGCCGCGTGGTCGATGACGCTCAAGAGGTTACGGTCGGGCATAAACTCGGCCGCAATGATCTCGACGTGCGCACCCAGAACGGCATCAGCCATGTTGTCTCCAACATCGCCATCAGACCAGTTATAGGTGGGAACGTCAGGGTCCGTCAGATAGCCAAGGAACTCGTTGGAACCATGGCCCGCCCCGTTGGTGATGTAAGCGTCTTCGGTATCATCGACACCTTCGACACCACGTTCACGCATATAGGCGATCCACGCCGGCAAGTCTTCCAGGAGTTCTTCCGGGAAGTCGACGTAGTGATCGATCGTCTCGATATTGACGGTCCACCAGTCGGTAGAAATGCGGGACTGACTCGCGTGAGTCATCGAAGCCGCATCGATGTTTTCCGGACGGCCGGCAGCCGAGTTCACGAAGCCGGTTTCCCGGGGCATCTTGAAAGTGTCGCCCTGGGTCTGAGGGATGTTCGCGGGGAACTCTCTCAAACGCTGTTGACGAACGCCCGCCTTCTGAATCTCGTCACTTCGGATGGTCGTGAGGTTGTCACGAATATCCGCCACGGTCGAAATTGAAGGGGTCTTTCGGCCGGTGCCTCCGTTGCCATTGCTGGGCAAGTGAAGCTTCGAACTCGGGTCCCACTCGAAGGTTTTCGAGTTGCCCTTGGTCTGCTTGAAGCCCTTGAACTCATCCGAGAAGGCAAAGGCTTCTACACCATCCATATAGGTCGGAGCGTTCTCGTTTGAGTTGCTCGGGGCTTTTAGTTGGGAGATGATTCCGTGTTTGTTGGCGTTGTCGATGTAGTTCTCCATCGTCTTGCCATCACGGAAGTCTTTGACCTGTTCGCCTCGTCGGTCCTTGTCTTCCAAGAACTTGCGAGAGCGATTTAGAATCATGTCTGAGATTTCGCTCATTGAGTGATTGCCTCCATAACTTGATCGGTGACTTGCTCAACGATCATTTTTCTTACCGCGGGCGGAAGGTCGTCGAGACTACCCACCTCGGAAGCCAGCTTCTCCTTCGAAGCCGGAGCGGCCGCAGGCGGTTCAGCCGCCTTGGTTTGCTTGAAGTCATTCAAAGCGGTTACGGTCGCTTGTTGCGCTTCGGCCACCGACTTCAGAGCCGAAGCGAGAGTCTCTTGATTGGCGGACATACTTTTCAGGGATTCCTTGACCCCATCCAGTTCCGCCGAGAGTTTAGTTAGATCCATTTCATCGGTCCTTTCGTTTTCTGCGTCGCTTGGAGCTGAGAAGCTCAAGGCCATCAACTCATCAACATTTTCAAAATCTGTGAGGGAATCGACATTGCAGGGAATCAGAACCTGGCTAATCTCGATAAGCTCAACCTTGGTATGGACAAGCCACACATCGCCGCGCCGAAGAGCGCCAGCTGCCTCCGCCGGCAGAGCGTTGATCTTGTCCTCAGAGTCTCGAGCCGTGACCCACTCCACCATCCGAAAGCCGACAGAAAAGCCGCGGATAGATTTTGTGATGGTGACCTTGTCCCAAATCAGCTTGGCAAACGGGTCGATCGCAGCGTCATAAGCGAACTTCGCAATCAGGGCCAGGTCGGTGGGTCGAACCGCCTTCACGCACCCAATAGCATCGGACGGGTCGCCATACCAGCGATGGTTCCACAGAAACATAGGGTTCTTGAGGTAGTCCTCAACCATAAAGGCCGAAGGCAAGACAATCTCCCCGTCACGGTCGATCGACATCGTCGAAGCCCGAGCCGTGAGGGTGTGGGCCTCATCGTCAATATTTTTAACCTCACCAGAAAAGGGGCACCACTTTCTGTGGACTGCCCCTTTAAAGACTCGCTTGGTATATAGGTTCATCGGCCTTGTCTTAATGTTCAAACTGCATTCCTCTCAGTAAATCCAAGGCTCGACTAGCGTGGTTCAGAGCCACCGACGAAGCGGCGTTGTCGGCGTCGTCTTCCTCGCGAACCGCCGGCGCCTGAGTGTCTGCCTCCACTACCGGCTTCCCGTTAGCATCAACGTGATGCATGTTCAGGGGCAGGGGAGTCGTGTTGCCGAGTTCTCCCGGCATCGGATCAAGCTCGGAATCTCTCCTCCACTCATCACGGAGGACTGCTCCGACCTTCATACCTTCGATCAGTCGCTTGTGCCTAAAAGCCGCATCCTCGCGGACCGGATTCTCAAACGTCACGACCATGTTCTTGGTCCCCCGCCACTGCGGAAGAAGTCTCATCTCGAACTCTTCAGTGAATCGACAAAGCAAGGGAAGGATGTTCTTGCTCTGGTGGATATAGTCGGCGCCGGAAGTATCAGATCGGCTTCCGCCTTCTATCTGGCCAACAACCTGGGGAGGTATCCCGAAGAGGATGAGAGCTCTCTTCAGGAGGTCTTTCTTCGACTCGGTCCAGTCAAGCTCTCGGTGACCGTGCCCCATCTTCTCCACCGACATCGGCGACTTGCCATCGATAGAGTCAGAACTGAGAAACAGGGTCCGGCCGATATTGTCGATCCCGGTATACTTCTTGTCCCATTCCTCTTGGAGAGCTTTGAGGTCTTCCGCCTCCACATCAGGCATATGGACGATAGTCCCGACCACAGAGCCATTGTCATAGACCGCCAGAGACCACTCGGAAGACTTCTCGTCCAGCTTGACCTCTCTAGAGAGAGCCACAACCTTGCCGACGCCCCTGCCGTGAACCGCGAAGGCTGAAGGGTTGCACCAGTAGGCTACTTCTGAAGCCGGGGCATCGATGTATCGAGTATGGATACCCTCGCCGATCTCAAAGCGGTACATATCCTGCTGGTTGTCCAGGGGTGTCTCACAGAGCTTGTGAGGCTCCACGAGGAACATTTTCGTGGGCTCACCCAGAGCGTTGCGCTCTTCGATGTAGATAATGACCTCACCGCAACAGAGCCAGTGCCTAATCATCATCTGCTTGAAGGCGATCCCGGTCTGGTCTTCGTTGGGCCTCTTCAGCAAGTCAAGAAAAGGGTGTCGCCAGATCTGCTTGTAGACCGGGGGCTCATTCCGTTTGTAGGTGGCCCGCTTCAGTTGCCATTTGACCTTGGCAAAGTCTTCCTCGATGCGACTGACCGGGACTTGAACCAAGAAGCAATGGTCATAAGCCCGAAGCCAATAGGCTTTATCATAGATCGGCCCGCGGTACTTATTGATGAACTGAAGCCCCTTAGACAGGGCCCACCCACCCAGGGACAGACTCGTATCAAAGAACTTCTGAACAAACTTGCTTGTGGCCCGGCTCAGGGCGTTAAATTGTGACTTGAAGAGTTTCATCGTCTAGCGAATCTCAGGCCCCGTTTCTTTCGTCTAAAGGTGTCGTCGAAGCACATGGCTCCCATATCGGCGACGTCGCAGGAAGTGGCGCCCTTCATCTCTTTGGTGCGCTCCTTGAGTTTGTGCTTCGGTTCCACGAACCACTGGCCGTATTCGTTCCGCCAGCACTTGCGGGCATTCATCTGGGCAGCGAACTGGTCCCGAGTCAGGCCAGCCTTCCGCAAACTTTTTTCAGTCGGAAGATAGATGAGCTCTTCCGGGGGCTTCGAAGGGTTCAGGGCCTGTCTGAGGTTCCAATACAGCCGCGAAACGTACATGGTCGTAAACTGAGCCTTGGGTGTCTTCTTGACGCCCTTCCGGCTCCGCCGCTTCGCTTTGTCCTTCTTCTCAGACCCCTCGGGGTTAGCACCCCAGTCGACCTCATTGACCTCGCATGAACCCCAAATCTCAGGGTTCTCCTTCTTGTGCTTACACGCGAAGTCACAGGCCGTTCCACCCAGGGCATTGCCGTCGATAGCCCCATACTCAACTTCGTCTTCGCCAGACCGGGCAACACTGTCCCCGATCAGCTCATAGTAGTAATCGAGCGTTTTCGTCGTGTCTGGCTCATCCCAGTACCGCGACACCTTGAGGTATCGCTGCCTAGTTAATCCGCCGGCGCAACACTTATCCACACCCCGCCGCGCGATATCGAGCGATAACCGGTGAAACGGGTCGTCATCAGGGTCCACCAGTATCCCGGCCGCGATCGCATCGTCCGTCCGCTTGAATCCTAACTGAATCCACTCCATCGGGATGGCCCGCTCATCAAGCGTCGTCTCAGGCCACTTCCCCAAAGCCTTCATCCAGTAGTCGAGCGAGTCTTTGCCCCACTCCCGAGCGCACTTGGCAAGCCACGAATCCGACGCCAGAGCCGGAATAGGACGGGGGAGAACCTCCTGCTCTTCAGGGGTCTTCGGTCGCCCGCACTCCATGGTGGTGACGTTCGGCGAATCGTGGGCGCTTATCTCGATGGCCCGGGAAACCGTCTTCCCGCTCGATTCGTCTACCTTGCCCCGCTGTTCAAAGAACTGAGACCGAAAATATGAAAGAAGCGTGTTCGGGTTCCCGATTCCAAAAATTTGGCAACCGGGGTTCGTAGCCCACCCGACGATCGCTTTCCACAACCAGTTCTCTACACCAGCTGCTTCGTCCACCACGATGAGCAAATCATCAAGGTGAATCCCCTGGGCCGCGTCTGGAGTCTTCGGCACGAAAGCCCACGCCTTCGCAGCACCGTTTTTTAATTTGGGCGTTTCTAAAATTCGCCCCGGGAGTGTTATCCGCTCCGCCGCTCGGACCCGGTTCGTCCGCATCTGCTCCCACAGAAGATCGTTTGCCTGTCGGAGCGTCGGGGCCGTCGTGATAGCCGGCTTGCCCATCACGCTGACGTGATACTCGACCAGTAGCGCCATGGTCATGGTCTTACTGACCCCGTGACAGGCTACCGTGTAGGTCTCCTTGATGTCAGGGTCTTCATAAGCCGCGACCAACTCGCGCATCTTCGACCATCCGTCGATGTCGAAGCCGTCTTTGCAAAAGTCAAAAAACCGACCCTGGTACTCTTCCAGGGGACGGACTATGGAATCCCCGCTACCTCTTGCCTGTAGTCGCTTCGAGAGCGATGAACTCAGCGTCCCGACCGAGTCTCGCAGTAAATTGGTTGAGCCTACCGGCTGGTATGAACTCTTCAGCCAATCGAACGATCCGCTCAAGGAAAGGACCGAGTATCCTCTGCAGAACCTGGGTCCTTATCTGACCGTAGTCGGGATGGTTCGCATTCAAGAAGGCCAGGATCGCCGTGATATTCGGCTTTTCCTTGGTGGCCTGGTCGTAAAGCTTTTCGACGACATTTTCCACGCATAAAGTCTTTGACTCCTCAAAGAGCATGCGGAAGACCTCATCGCTTTCTAGGTGGTAGTACACCGTGCGCTGAGTTATCTTAGCTGCCCTGGCCGCCTTGGCTAGGCTTTTGCCCCCACCAACGGCTTCAAGAATTTCGCGCTTCCATTCCAGGGTGATCTCATCTCCGAGCATCGCCTTTTCGAATGCGGCCGGGTCATTCGCCGCCAGAGCTTCGAGGTGGGCCACCAAATAAGGAAGGCCTCGGCGTAAAACCTCGGCCCTCGATGTCACCTTGAGACGTTTCTTCAAGGCGTCTATTTTGCCCAACATATCGGGGTCCACCCGAACGTCGACCTTCGTGTTTTTTGTCTGACGTTTTTTCACGGATATCGCTTTTTTATCTTTTTATAGGAAATTTTGCTTTCGAAGCCAGGCTTCAAAGGCCAGGGACGATCCTCACCCCTCGGGACGACCCTCCCCCTGGGTCCGATTTGCAAGCGAAAGTCAACTATACTTTCGTATACTCTTCGAGTTGATCGCGGCCGCTCAAGGATTGAAGACCTTGACGTTTCGCGAGAGCCAACCCAGCAAGAGAACAATGAAGGTGGCGCCAGCAAAGAACCCAAGGCTGAAGCTTGGCCAGTCCATCTCCATCAGAGCCAGCCTTTCCAGAGC